TGGCTTATCACTATTACGGTAAGTATACCAAACAGCTTGATACGACAGTTAAGCTACAGAGTGAGCTGCTGGAGCAGCAGAATGAAATCGTTAATCAGCAAGAGAGGATAAGGCTCCTGTCTGAACTGGATAATCAGCATACAAAGGAACTTGCTCATGCGAAATCTGAAATTGATGTTCTGCGTGATGATGTTGCCGCTGGTCGTCGCCGGTTGCGTATCGCGGCCACCTGTCCAAAGAGCAAAGCCAGTTCCTCCGGCAGCGTGGGCCATGCAGCCACCCCACGAGCTAACCCGGCAACTGAACAAGATTATTTCGATCTGCGACGAATGATTGTTGAGAACGAGCAGCAAACGAAATACTTGCAAGAATATATCAAAACCCAGTGTCAGTAATGGAAGTAGCTAAATTCAGAGTGTTCGATAATATCCATTTTATAAAATTCTAAAAAAGATGCTCACATAGTACCTTTTATAGAGTTTTGTATAAGTATTTGGTGTTAGTGATATCGCGGTACTGCGAGTTTATATTTTGAGATGTAGCATAAAATTCTAATCACAACTATTTCCAAACTGGAAACAGTTCGGCGCCGGTTATCGCAGTCTGTTTGTATTAACTACGACATAGCAACCCTTCTATCGAGTGTACAACAGAGTCAAAAATAACCAATACCCCTGAAAGTGGCATATGTTGGCAACATCAGCCATAGGTAGGCGAAGTGATGTGACAGCCGGAGAGACGGCCTATTAAAGTGAGGATAATATGAAAAGATTCAACGTAATTATGATAAATGGCACGATGACACTATCAGCCGACATAAACAAAGATTTTTGGCTGGAACTATCGCCACAGTCGGCTGGATTAAATTCGAGAAGTTACACGATGAAGATGAGTTTATCCAGGGGGGAGCATTGTTCCAAGCCACTGAAGTGCATCCGGCGTATGAGTAAGCCCCTTCTTCACAAGTTCAAACACAATGTGTTTTGTGGTCTCGTAAGGAAGCTGTTTTAGCTGATCTAAATATTTCTTCTTATCTTCGGGGGATTGGTCAAATTGCTCAATAAATTTAGCTATTTGTTGAATTGTTTCATCATGGACCTTAATGGTGACAACATTGAGTATTGCTGACAGCCCACCGTCATCGAGTATGAAATCAATACCATCTTTAGTAGCAATGATCGTGCTTAAAGCTGGGATAGGGTCGCTCATAACATGCTCAACCCCGCCTTTAATAAGTCCTTGTTCATTTAAATAAACAATATTGGCTACTAATTTATCATCTGGAGCCTCGAATACAGTGTTTGGGTAGTCATAAATGGCATTTCTAGTGGGGTTGGGGTAACAGGATACCGCAGCTGAAATAATATCTCGCTGAAGCTGTCTATCAAATTTCTCATTAAACATCTTATTAATACCTTATTTGATGATACAGGGATCAAGTAAGGTACCATTTTACTTAAGGCCATTCTGTGAATGGCTACGACAATATTGATAACTCATGCTACCTATCGCGTACAGGTGGCATTTTTATTTGATGTAGGCCAATAGCCGGCGAAATTCAGAGGAATGAAAATGAAAGATAAATCAGTAAATGCTGAAACATATACAGTAAATATTGTCGTTAATGTAGATAGAAGTGAGTTGGATAAAACAGAAGAACAGCTTGAACGTATTACTGAAATCGTTCAATTAAATTCTAATGCAATTATTAAAAATGCAACTACGACAAAGGCAAATATAAATAAACATAATGAGCATCTCAGTGAAGTGATACGGGGAATAGTCCAGGAAGAGATACATAAGTGGGTTATGCGTGAGAGTCAACTAGGTGGTCGGCTCTCAAAGTGGTGGTGATATGCCCGCTAGAATCCCACGCGCTTGTCGTAAACGGGGATGTGCGCATACAACAACAGACCGTAGCGGCTATTGCACTGCTCATCAGAATACAGGGTGGGAGAACCACCAACGCGGTAAGACCAGACACGAACGGGGTTATGGTAGTCAGTGGGACGCAATACGCCCACGGATATTGAAGCGTGACAACTATTTGTGTCAGCTCTGCTTACGTAATGGCAGAGCCGTAACCGCGACTACAGTTGACCACATCATTCCAAAATCACGCGGCGGTACCGATGATGATAGTAATCTGCAATCACTGTGTTGGCCATGCCACCATTACAAGACAGCAACGGAGAGAAAGAGATGAGTTGTTCCTATTGTGGCTCACGTCTACACACTATTGCTAATTGCCCCAATACATGGGGTAGTTCAGTGCGTCGAATACATTTACGTTGTTCATACTGTGGACATCATGGACATAATTCCAATGCGTGTCCACACAATGCCAGCTCAGGTAACAGGCGAAAGGTGAATGATGATTACTTTCTGGACTGATGTAATGGTTTCGCAAGGGGGAGGGGCGGGTCAAATCCCTACCCCTCTCACCTTACCGGACCGCCGCCTCAGTCGAATTTTTATGCCCGCGAAAAATGAAATTTAATCCGGGAGATAAATAAGCCAATTTAAGCGTTAATTTTCCTCTGCATTTTCAGATTTCATTTTTGGAGATTTTTATATTATGGCAGGAACGGCTGGCCGATCCGGACGTCGGGCTAAGCCTACTGCACGTAAGGAATTGGCTGGCAATCCCGGTAAACGCGCTCTGAATAAAGATGAACCGGTTTTTACGCCATTAAAGGGCGTTCTTCCCCCGGATTGGTTTCAAGAGAACGAATTAAATCTTGCGATCACAATGTGGGAACTCACTGTGAAAGAGCTGTGTGGGCAGGGAATTTTGTGCGTTACCGATCTTGCTGTATTAGAGCGCTGGTGTGTCGCATATGAATTCTGGCGCCGTGCTGTTGTGAATATTGCCCGGCAGGGTAATACGGTAACTGGCGCGACAGGTGGCCCGATAAAAAATCCTGAGTTAACGGCAAAGAAAGAACAAGAATCAGAAATGAGTGCTACCGGCTCGATGTTGGGATTAGATCCAAGCAGTCGGCAGCGGTTAATTGGGTCCGCTGGTAAAGCTAAAACTGAAAACCCATTTATTCGGATCATCACATCATGAGTCGTAAATCTTATCCTAATGTTAATGCAGCCAGTCAATATGCTCGTGATGTCGTTCGCGGAAAAGTTATAGCCTGTCAATATGTTATTGATGCCTGTCAGCGACACATTGATGATTTATCACAAGAGAAAAGTAAAAAGTTCAGGTACCGGTTTGACAAAGATCTGGCTGAAAAAGCCGCGCGGTTTATTCAGCTTCTCCCTCACACAAAAGGAGAATGGGCGTTTAAACGTATGCCGATCACCCTTGAACCGTGGCAGTTATTTATTGTGTGTTCAGCGTTCGGGTGGGTTCACAAAGGCACAAAGCTGCGTCGCTTTCGTGAGGTTTATACAGAAATTCCCCGGAAAAATGGAAAATCAGCCATTTCAGCCGGTGTCGCCTTGTTTTGTTTTACCTGTGATGATGAATTCGGCGCCGAAGTGTATTCCGGTGCAACAACTGAAAAACAAGCGTGGGAGGTATTCAGGCCAGCCCGATTAATGTGTAAACGAACTCCTTTGTTAATTGAGGCGTTTGGGATTGAAGTCAATGCCAAAAATATGAACCGCCCGGAAGATGGCGCCCGGTTTGAACCCCTAATTGGTAACCCAGGAGACGGTGCCAGTCCGCATTGTGCGATTGTTGACGAATATCATGAACACGATACTGATGCACTTTATACCACGATGTTAACTGGGATGGGATCAAGGCGTCAGCCGCTATTGTGGGCGATCACAACGGCGGGCTACAACATAGAGGGACCGTGCTATGACAAGCGACGAGAAGTGATCGAAATGCTTAACGGCACAGTACCCAACGATGAATTATTCGGTGTGATCTATACAGTTGATGATGGAGATGATTGGACAGACCTAGACGTACTCAGAAAAGCAAACCCAAATATGGGGGTTTCTGTCTATTCTGATTTTCTCTTGAGTCAGCAAACTCGTGCAAAGAATAACGCTCGCCTGGCGAACGTCTTCAAAACCAAGCATTTGAATATTTGGGTATCAGCCAGAGCGGCTTACTTCAATTTAGTCAGTTGGCGAGAATGTGAAGATAAGACACTGACGTTAGAACAGTTCGAAGGGCAGCCCTGCATTCTCTCTTTCGACTTAGCGAGAAAGTTGGATATGAATTCAAAGGTCAAACTTTTTTACAGAGAAATTGACGGGAAAAGGCACTATTACTGTATTGCACCCCGATTTTATGTGCCGTATGACACAGTATATAGCACTGACACGGACCAACAGCGCACGGCGGAACGCTACCAAAAATGGGTGAATACCGGGCATTTAACGGTTACAGACGGTGCTGAAATTGATTATCGGGTTATTCTTGATGATGCTAAAGCCGTTAACATAGAAAATCCGGTAGAAGAGTCTCCCATTGATCCCCACGGCGCCACGAATCTGTCGCATCAATTAGCTGATGAAGGGTTAAACCCAATAACTATTATCCAAAATTACACTAACATGTCAGATCCCATGAAAGAGCTGGAAGCGGCTATTGAAGCCGGGCGCTTCCACCATGATGGGAATCCCGTTATGACGTGGTGTATAGGGAATGTCGTTGGTAAATATCTACCGGGCAATGATGATGTCGTTCGCCCAATTAAAGAGCAATCTGAAAACAAAATTGATGGTGCGGTGGCCCTGATGATGGCAATTGGTCGGGCTATGTTGAATGATAATGAAGAAAACCTCTCTGATGTTCTGGCTAAACACGGCTTGCGCTCTCTCTAAGGAACCCCATGAAAACACTGATAATTATTGCCCTGTTGGTAGGGATAGCAGGCGCTTGCTTGCTTTCTTACGGTGCCTGGTTACTGTTACCCGCAGCAGGTTATCTTGTCGCCGGTGCGCTCTGTCTTATTTGGTCTTATCTGGTTTCTCGCATGATGGGACAAACTGAAAAACCGGATAAGGGGGCCTAATGTTCTTTCCGGGATTATTTCGAAAATCAGCCCAACCAATGACCTCATATGAACTGAGTGAATTGATTGGGCTTTCTTATGATACATATGTCGGTAAGAAAATCAGTCCTCAACTCGCTATGCAACTAACTGCGGTCTTTAGTTGCGTCCGTGTGCTGGCTGAATCAGTCGGTATGTTGCCGTGCTCTCTGTATCAGCAACTTGAGCGGGGTGGCGCTAGGGCGGTAAAAGAAAAGTTGCATACTTTGTTATCGGTTAAACCCAACGGTTACATGACGCCCCAAGAGTTTTGGGAGTTGCTGGTTGGCTGTTTATGCCTTCGCGGTAATTTTTATGCTTATAAAGTCAAGGTCTTTGGCGAGGTTTCAGAACTATTGCCCCTCAATCCGGGCAGCGTCACACCCAAATTGAATGACAACTGGAAACCTGAATATCAAGTAACGTTTCCTGATGGCAGTTTTAGTACATTGTCCCAGGAAGAAATCTGGCATGTGCGCATTTTTACTCTTGACGGGTTAAACGGTCTCAGTCCGATTGCTTATGCTCGGCAAGCGATTGGTTTAGGGATGGCGACTGAGGAACATGGTTCACGCTTATTCAGCAACGGCGCAGTAACATCTGGTGTACTGCAAACTGATCAATACTTGAAAGATGAGGCGTATCACCGCCTTAAGTCTGACTTTGAAGAGCGCCATCAGGGATTAGCGAACTCACACAAGCCGATGATCTTGGAGATGGGCCTCAAGTGGAATCAAATTAGTCTATCAGCCGAAGATGCCCAATTTCTAGAAACCCGAAAATTCCAGTTAGAGGAAATTTGCCGCATTTATCGAGTGCCACTTCACATGGTACAAAACACAGATCGCGCCACTTTCAGCAACGTAGAAAATCTGGGGATTGGGTTTATCAATTATTCGTTAGTCCCGTACCTCACTCGCATTGAGCAGCGGATTAATGTTGGATTGGTGAAACTCGATAAGCAGGGCCGATTTTATGCCAAGTTCAATGCCGGTGCATTGCTACGTGGGGATATGAAATCGCGGTTTGAATCTTATGCGACGGGGATTAACTGGGGAATTCTGTCACCGAATGAATGCCGTGAACTGGAAGAGCGCAACCCACGCGATGGGGGCGATATCTATTTAACCCCCATGAATATGACTACAAAACCGAATGATAAACCCAAACCACAGGAAAATTCAAATGATGACGAAACAACGGCTTGATGTGCCGTTAAAACTGAAGTCAGTCAGCGACAGCGGCGAGTTTGAGGGGTATGGCTCGGTGTTCGGCGTCAAAGACAGCTTTGACGATATTGTTTTACCGGGGGCATTCAGCAAATCACTGCAACTCTGGCAGAGAAAACAATCACTTCCGGCTATGCTGTGGCAACACCGAATAGATGAACCCATTGGCATCTATACCGAAATGAAAGAGGACGACATAGGGCTTTATCTAAAAGGGCGATTACTTATTGATGATGACCCGCTAGCAAAACGCGCACATGCTCACATGAAGGCCGGTTCATTAACCGGCCTTTCTATTGGGTACGTGCTTAACGACGGGGAATATGACAAAACGAAAGAAGCGTTTCTGTTGAAAGAGATAGCGCTGTGGGAAGTCAGTCTTGTGACTTTACCGGCTAATGATGAAGCACGGGTAAATGACGTGAAATCTGCCTTTGCTCGTGGCGAAACCCCTTTACCTAAACAGATTGAGCGAGTCTTGCGCGACGTTGGACTCTCACGCTCTCAAGCCAAAGCATTCATGGCTGAGGGTTATGGTGCATTGTCTCAGCGTGATGCTGATGAGGGTGTGTCTGTATTGAATGCATTGAAATCATTGAAATTTTAACTGGAGTCCAATCATGGCGATTGAAAAGAAAGATGTTGAAGAAGTCGCGCAGGAACTGCAAAAGCGTTTTGACGAGTTCAAAGCGAAAAACGATAAGCGTATTGAGGCTATTGAAGCCGAAAAAGGTAAGTTATCCGGGCAGGTGGACACGTTGAATGGCAAACTGACCGAGATTGAATCACTGAAAGCGGATCTTGAAGAAGAGCTGGCCGCCGTAAAACGGCCGGGTGGTGGATCTGGGACTAAAGCGGTTGCAGAACATAAAGCTGCCTTTGCTCAATTTATCCGCAAGGGTAGAGATGACGGACTGGCAGAACTGGAAAGTAAAGCCATGCAGACCACAACTGATCCCGATGGTGGTTATGCGGTACCGGAAGAGTTGGACCGCAATATCATCAGCGCATTGAAAGATGAAGTCGTGATGCGGACAGAATGCAATGTGGTTCCAATTGGAACACCAGAATATAAGAGACTGTTCAATCCGGGCGGTACAACCAGCGGCTGGGTGGGTGAAACCGATAAGCGGACGGAAACAGCGACTCCTAAACTTGGGACTATTGAACCTGTCTGGGGAGAAATTTACGGTAACCCGGCAGCCACTCAGCGTATGCTTGATGATGCTTTCTTTGATGTGGAAACGTTTATCACAAGTGAACTGGCTCAAGAGTTTGCCGAGCAGGAAGAAGCGGCGTTTACGAACGGTGATGGTGTCAAGAAACCTAAAGGCTTGTTGGCCTTCGATTCGGATGACAAAGCAGACAAAGACCGTGAGTGGGGGACCCTACAACACCTGGTGTTGAAGAAAGCAACAGAAGTGACTGCGGATGAAGTGATGCAACTGATTTATACCCTGCGCAAACGGTATCGCAACGGTGCCAAGTTCATGATGAATAATAAGTTGTTATTCACTGTGCGTACCCTGAAAGACAGTCAGGGTAACTATATCTGGCAGCCAGGTTTGCAGTTAGGCCAGCCTTCCGCGTTGCTTGGCTACGGCATTGCGGAGAATGAACAGTTTGCGGATCTTGAAGCGGGAGCGGTGCCGATTGCCTTTGGTAACTTCAAACGCTGCTACACCATTTTGGACCGTATCGGTGTTCGTATGTTGCGTGACCCGTACACAAACAAACCCTTCGTGCAGTTCTACACCACTAAGCGCGTTGGTTCAATGCTTGTAGATAGCAACGCGGTGAAGTTGCTGAAAGCGGCGGGTGCCGCTAAGTAATCTCCGGGCGGCACCCGCCGCCTTTTGTAGAGGTTGATATGATACCCACTCTTGAAGAATTACGGGCGCAATGCCGCATTGATACGGATGAAGAAGATGACTTACTGATAACGTATGCAAAAGCGGCCCGTCAGCGTGCAGAGAACTTTATCAACCGACCGCTTTTTGATGACCGGGTTCCTGATGACATCAGTGAAGGGTTGGTAATTACTGACGATATTAAATTAGCGATCATGCTAGCCGTGGGATTCTGGTATGAAAACCGGGAGCCTAAAGTACTCCCCGCAGGATTTAAAAACTTGTTGGAACCTTACCGATTTATACCATTGTGAGAAGATAAATGATTGAAACAGGCAAGCTACGTTTCCGCGTCGGTTTATATCGTGTCACAACCGTGCGCGATCCAAAAACGGGGGCAGAAAAAACAACCTCCGAGTTAGTTGCTACTGTGTGGTCGGGTGTTGAACCTATATCCAATAGAAAAATCAGGACGTTGGATCAGCAACAAGTTGTTGAAACTCTGTTGTTTACTTTGCGTCCGCGTAAGGATGTGGATATTGACTGGCAAATAGCTTGGAAAGACCGCGTATTTACGGTTCGCGCAGTAGACCGCACCAAACCCGACAAACTACTCATTACGGCGGAGGCGGATACGCGGCATGATCGAATATGATATTAAAGCCTCATTGGAAGAAATCACCGGATTACCCGCTTACCCTCTTTTGCTTCCCGATAGTATTCAAGAGGGTGTGACATACCAGCGTATCAGTGATCCGAAGTTTGACACTGGTCTGGCGGTCACTTTACTGGTAAACACCCGATTTCAGATATCGATTTATCTCATTGATGACTATGCCCGTTTGCTTGAACTTGACCGTGCTGTCAGAAATACCTGGGAAAATATAATTCATGGCCATATCGGGCAATATCCTGTTCAAACAGTTGCAAGGGGTACCGTGCATCAAGATAAAACTGAACTAACAAAAGGTCGGGTGCAATACCGTATCACCCGTGACTTTGTTATCTGCTATTCGGAGAGTTCATATGATCAAGGTTGAAGTTAAGGGACTGGCAGAACTGGGGCGAAAACTCAATGAACTAGACACTGAACTACAGACCAAAATCCTACGTTCAGCGGGTAAGGGTGCAATGGAAGTCGTCAAAGAAGATATGCAGCGACATGCCGGGTATGACAAAAACAGCCCCGGCCCCCATATGCGGGATGATATTAAAATCCGCAGCAGTCGAGCTAAAAAATATCAGGGGGTAATGATCACAGTAGGTCCGACCAAAAAACATTACATGAAAGCATTAGCACAAGAAATAGGCACAGTTAAACAGGTACCGAACCCGTTTATCAGACCCGCGCTGGACTATAACAAGTCCGCAGTATTAAAAACGCTCGCCGCAGAAATCCGCGACGCTTTAAGTAAATAAATCAATATATTGGAGTAATCTTATGGCTGATAAATCTTCGCCAGAATATGCCATGCTGCCAGCAGGTACCATCGTTAAATTTGGTAAACCAGGTGAAGCCGTTGATGTTTTAAAATCACTTGTTAACTGTAAAGCACTGGGAGCCACAGGGTTAACGGGCAGCTTTATTGACTGTACAACGCTCATTGATACCAACAAACAATTTATTTCTGATATGCCAGAGGGACCAGAAAAAACGCTGGGGTTCATTGATGATCCTGAAAATGTCAATTTTGCAGCGTTTCTTAACGCCGCACAAGCTCGCGAAACCGTGCAGCTCTATGTTGAACTGCCTAATAAACGCACGGCAACAATGATTCTTGCGCTATCAGGCTGGGAAATGAGCGAAATTACCGCTCCAGCGAGTGAAGTGATTCAGATCACTGTTAAGGGCAAGCAGAACAATTTAACCTGGGGCGTGGTTTCCACTAAACCAACACCAACACAAACTGGAGGCAATAAATAATGAGCATAAAAGCTTCACTGTTGAAGACCAAAAATACCGTCATGGAAGTTGAACTGTTTGAAACTAAAGTTAATTTACGTCGTTTAAGTGCAGCTGAACTACTTGATCAAGAGGAGGCAGTACAAAAAGCAAGCGATGACGGTGATATTCGAAAAGCATCATTGCTTAACATCCAGCTTATTATTGATTGCCTTGTTGATAAAACAGGTAAAAAGTTGCCTGTTGATGAACTTCCGACAGCTGACGAACTTTTGAGTGCGCATGATAACGTCGCCTTACTTGATGCAATTGCAAAAGTTAAGCGGCATTCAATCGGTACACTGGAAGAAGCTGAAAAAAACTAATCAACTCGCCGTTGCTGAACTTCATCTTTAGTATGGCAGATCATCACGGCGAGACAGATCCACGAAAAATAGCGGCACTACCAGCTGACATCCTGCTTCACTGGCAGGCTTTTTATAAACTCCGTAACAAACCCGATGACGATAAGCCCGTCAACATTCACCCATCTTATTCAACGCCGCAAGATGATTCAATAGAAGAACAGTGCGTGGCGGTTATACGTGCTTTATTGTAAGGACTCACACAATGGCTAATTTAGCAACGCTATCTGTTGGGTTATTACTCAACAGCGCAGAATTTAAAACCAGTTTGTTTAAAGCATATGACTCAGCTGGTCGTGAGTCGGGTCGTTTTGCAAGAAAAGTGCAAGATGATGCAAAGAAAGCAGAGCGGGCTTATTTAACGGTAGGGAAAGCAATTTCAGGGTTGGCCGGGAAGCTAGCTTTAATCGGTGGCACCGGTCTTTCTCTTGGCGGTATTATTAGCACAACTCGTCAATATGGTCAGGCGCTATCTGACCTTTCTGCAATCACCGGCGCGACAGGTGCGCAATTGAAGCAATTCGATGATGCGGCGCAGCACATGGGGCGCACGACTGAATACAGTGCAAGCCAGGCCGCAACAGCGCTGAAATTGATGGCCTCCGCAAAACCCGAACTGATGAAAACCAGTGACGGATTGATTAAGGCAACAAATTCTGCGTTGATTCTGGCACAGGCTGGTGGCACGACTTTACCCGACGCGACTCGAACACTAGCACTCTCATTGAATCAGTTCGGTGCATCAGCAGCAGAAGCAGATCGCTATATCAACGTCCTAGCTGCCGGTGCAAAATACGGTTCATCTGAAATTACCGATACCGCTGCTGCAATCAAAAACGGTGGTGTTGCAGCAGCTCAAGCCAAAGTTAGTTTTGAAGAACTTAATGCCGCTATTCAAGTACTTGCTGAACGTGAAGTTAAGGGCGGTGAAGCGGGTACCGCACTGCGTAACGTAATCTTGCATCTCGAAAAGGGAACAGATAAAACGCTGAAACCCTCAGTTGTGGGGCTGTCTACTGCGCTTGAGAACTTATCAAAAAAGAATTTATCGACAAAAGAAGCAGTGAAGTTATTTGGCCTTGAAAACATCAATGCGGCTTCAATTCTGGTTCAAAGTAAAACTAAACTTGATGAGTTGACTGTTGCACTGACAGGGACCCGAACAGCTTATGATCAGGCCGCAATCAGGGTAAATAATTTAAATGGTGATCTGCTAAGTTTATCCAGTGCTTTCGAGGGGATGGCAATTAAAATAGGCCAAAGTACGGATGGGCCTTTGCGCTCTGGAGTTAAGGCCGCGACGGAGGCAGTTAACAGCTTATCTGATAATTTTAATGCTGTAGCTAATATCGCTCTCTATACTTTGATCCCTGCAATGGGAACCAAACTTACAGCGGGATTGCGGGAGAATATCAGTGCCTGGCGTGGCACAGAAAAAGCTACTCGATCCGCTGCAAAACAACAGGCGGAAATTGCAAGGCAAACTATTGATGCAGCACGAGCCATGCGCGATCAGGCGGGGGAACAAGCGCGTTGGCTGGCTACACAATCTGTTATTAATCGTCAAAATGGTATTAATGTTAGTTACCAGAAGGAACATGTCGCACTCAGTCGCCAAATTCGGGAAGCTAATCTCAGTGAGGCGGCTGCAAAAAATAAACTGGCTGCCGCAAATAGGCAATTATCGTTTTCAACCCGTGCGTTGTCGGTTTCGGCAGGGTTAGCAAGTGGTGCCTTGTCTCTGCTCGGTGGGCCTTTCGGTGCAGCAATGTTGGCGGGTTCAGCATTGGTGTATCTGTATAACAGAAGCGTAGAGTCAAGAAAAGAGATACTCAATTTAAAAGACGCAACCATCGAAACAGTTGAGGTGCTTCAACAATTATCTAAAGTCAAAATAGAATTAAAAATGGATGGATGGCAGAATGACTTAGAAAATATAAAAAAAGAGAAGAATCAGTTAGAAAGCCAATTGGGACGATATTCTGATACCCGAATTAATATCTCAAAATCTCGCCGGGAAGGGGTACTGGGGTTTTTATATGATGATCCCAAGAGGCTAGAAAAAGAAAAGAAACAAATAGAGAGCAAATTAGAAGACCTTAAAACTGCCGAGCAGAAAATAAATGAAAATATTGCTAATGGAAAAAAGGTATTAGCGGGTGGTAAGTTCGAAGTAAAACCACAAGAAACAAAACCACAAGAAGAAAAACCAGCCAGCCCTTGGACGGGCAATGGCTCAAATGCAGGGGGATCAAAAAGGCAGCAGACGTTGAGTCAATATCAACAATTGCGTCGTGAAATAGAAAGTGCACATGCTGATAGCCTGACGCGGATAGGTACGAGTGAGAATGAAACTCATCAGAAAATTCTTGCATTAGCAAAAAAGGCCGGAGCCTCTCAGTCGGAAGTTAGCAAGTTACTTGTATTGAATGAAGAAAATTATCAGCGTGAGCGCATGGCATTAGCGGAAAAGTACGCACCTGCTAAAGCTATAATTCGCCAAGAGTCCGATGCTAGCAAAGAACTTAAGGCGATTTTTGATGCGAGATTACTGACTGAACGTGAATACCTCGCAGCCAGGTTGGCTCTCAATCAAGAAGCAACGAAAGAAAGATTAGCTGAACAGGCTAAAGCGGCGTCTGCACCGCATATTGATATTATCGGTGAGGTCGATCCCATCATTCAATTGCAAAATCAGCTTGAACAGCAGAAGGCTCTTTATACGGCCTATTATGAAGATGGCATTATCAGTAAGGAGCGCTATGAACAACTGGTAACTTCTGCAACTAATAAATCAAAGGAATCTCAACTCACCGCAGCAAAAGAGTTGTATGCAAGCCAGGGAAGCTTTCAGAAAATGCAGATGAATCTGTTAGATGCAGTTGAGCAGCGGACAGGAAATGCGCTAACAGGGATGCTCATGGGAACAAAGAGTTTCTCTGATTCGTTGAAAGAACTTACCGCCTCTCTTGCTCAATCAATTATTCAAGATCTAATTCGTATTGCTATGCAAGCCGTGATAACCAACGCGGTGTCAGGTTTATTCGGCGGGTTTTCCGGCGCTGGCGGTGGAGTCACGAAAGCCAATGGTCAGCTTGTGCCGATGCCGCCTAAACTTAATGCTAAGGGTGGCGTTTATTCATCGCCAAGTCTAAGTACTTACAGCGGACAGATAGTCAGCAGTCCGACATTATTTGCCTTTGCTAAAGGTGCGACGGGCTTGATGGGTGAAGCGGGACCGGAAGCCATTTTACCGCTAAAGCGTGGGCCGGATGGATCATTGGGTGTCAGGGCATCCAGTCATAATAATAATACACAGGCAGTCAGCGCCGCTCCGCAAGTCTTTATACAAATCGATGGTAATGGAAATGCTTCCTCACAAGCCCCAGCAGGGTTGGAAGCGTTTGGATCTCAGATAGCAACTTTTGTTGATAGCCGTTATCGCGAACTCAGAGACAGAGATTTACGTCCCGGAGGCCCGTTGTGGAGAAGATAAATGATTGAAATATTTACGTGGTCACCCCGTGTTCAAGCGGCTGTTGATGTGAATTTTCGAGTCAGAAAAGCCCAATTCGGGGATGGTTATACACAAGTGGCCGGGGATGGACTTCACCCAAAAACTCAAAAGTGGGAGCTGTCATTTGTGGGTAACGAGACGTATATCCGCGCGATTGTCGATTTCTTTGATCGGCATGGCGGGTATAAATCATTTCAATGGACCCCTTTACTGGCTGATATCGGGCTTTATCGCTGTGACGCATACAAGACAACCGCACTCGGCGGCGGGAATTACTCGCTGTCTGCCAGTTTCACCCAAGCCTATCACCCTTAATTCTGAGGAGCATATTATGATAAATGCTGATGTTCAAAAACTGGAACCCGGCAACACGATCCGGCTGTATGAAGTTGACGGAACGGCGTTCGGCGCTGATATTTTACGGTTTCATAATGAGACTATCCCGTATACTTCCGAAGAGTTAAAAACCGATAAACTGCCGAAGAAATCAATTTGGTGGCAAGAGAAGGAGTACGGCCCGTGGCCTGTTAATATTGA